GCTATTGCTATGTTAGCTTCAGCGGTTACGGCTGTTTTACCTACCTTCACTGTAACCGTAGCTATTCCTGGGGTTTCAAATACTACACCTATAAACCGCTGGTATAAAACGTCGTTTCCTATGTCTAGCGTGTTTCCATAGGCTAAAACGTTGTCTTTAATTTCTGTTAGTCCTTCGTCTGGGAATATTTCCTCATTGTATAGCGTTATTTCTACGTCTACGTATGTGTCTATAAGCTCTGGTCTGTCAAAGTTTATAGCATGTTCAAAGCCTTGTGAGTCTGTAATAATTTCTGTTTCGCTTCCGTATGTTTCAATTCCTGCCGCTTTGCTTTCCCATATAGTCTGGGCTATTGTTTCCTCATTGCCCCCATCTACTATACACCTTATGGAGTGCGGCGGAACGGCTGTATTTATTGTAGCTAAACCGGCTGCGTAGGGGTTCGCGTTGTCGATTTCTTCACCGTCTAAAAATTCCCCACCTGTAACGGCTATTTTCATAACTGTATCAGATTCTATTTCTATGACGGTTCCCTGTCCTGTCCCGTCGCTGGTAACTGGTCCGCCTACTGTAAAATCTGTAGTAAAGTCTCCGTCGTCGGCTGTAATAATTACATAGTTAGTCGTGTTCTCGATAACTGAAGCGGATAAAACACCGGTAACGTTTAAAAGTTTAGCTCTTATAGCCTCTACTGTAGCGTTTCCTCCAACTAAAATACTATTAGCCCGTCTTACTCTTAATTCGTCGTCTGTTTCTACGTCGCGCCCTGGTATTCCGTCCTCAAAATTATAGACGTTATCCCACCCGCCTATTGGAGTTTTAATAACTGTTAAAGTTCCTAAAGGACACACTACGCGGCCTGTTACTGTCGCTTCAAATATACCTAAAGCCCAGTATTCATTTATGTCTATAGTCCCTGTAGTTTCACCTAATATAGAAACAGCCAAAGTAAACGACGTGTCTAAATCATCTGAAATAACATTTAAGTAAGGACCTGAAACCAGACTAGGCGTTACTACCCCGTCCAGGTTTGCTTCTATTTCAGTTATAAGGCCGTTTATAATCTCTACTACTGAAGTTGCGCCGCTTGCCACATAAACGTTATTAACGCCGTTAATCGTTACCGTATATGTTACGTTATTTTCCGCGCCTATCTCAATATTAGCGTTTACGGTCTTATCCGTTGTTATTTCGGCGTCCTCTGTTAAGCTGTAGGTGTTTCCGTTCGTGTCCTCTGCTAAACTATCCGCTGGAATAACGGTAGAGTCAGACCCCTTAAGGCCTGCATTTACTACGGTTGCCTGTGCGTCTTGCCTAATAATTCCGTTAATAGCTACAACGTTGTCTAATTGTACGCCTTCAGCGGAATTAGGACTAATTGAAAAATAAACGTCCTCTATAACTTCCCACTGTGCGGCCTCACGCGCGGCAAATACGGCCACTATTTGACCGGCTAAACTGTCGTCTGTTAAATCAATGTCGCCTAAAGCTGCCCTCAAATCGGCGTTTATTTCGTCGATAATGTCAGGTAGCCTTTTCCTTTGGAATCCATCAGGTGTTAAAGTCATTTTTTATAATCCTTCTATAGTTATTGTTTCGTCTGTTTCTGCCCTAGCCTGGAAAACTACGTCGAGTTCCCTGGTTTCTGGGTTTAACTCCAGGTCAAACGTTAATATTTCCTCTATTCCAGGTGTGTCATTTATTGCTATCACAAACTGGTTAACTACGTCGTTAATATTAGGGTTTTTAACGTAAATCTGGCCGTAGTAGTCTACGCCTAGCTGTTGGTCTAAAAACCATTCGCCCTGGAAAGTTCGCAGTCTGATTTTTACTTTTTGGGCTATTTGCTCTGTCCCTGCTATAAGCTGAAAACTCTGGTTTTCTATTGCTAAGTCGTCGTTATTGTTCATTTTTAAATCAAACATAATTTTTACCCGCCTGTTAAAACGCTTGCGGCTCCAGTTGTTATCTGTGCTGTTATGATGCCTGGACCGGTTACGCTGTCGCCAACTCTAGCCCCTGGCTTTCCTTCGTTAAATACGCTGCTTGAACCGTTCGCTATTTGCCCTACGTGACCGGTAGGAAATGTAACCGTGTCGCCTACACCTGCCAGGGGTGCGCCTTCGCCAAAGTTTTTAGACGCGCCTGTAGCTATTTGGCCTACGGTTGCCACTGGTCCGCCTGGGGTGCTTACTGTAGCTGTTACGCTGTCGCCTACTCTGGCTGCCGGTTTTCCCATATTATCACCTTAAGAGTTTAGCCCCGCTATAACCCATCCAAACTGGTCTAAAACTTCCTGTCCGTTCATGTCCTGTAATAAATATTCTTTTATATTAAATTCTACTGTTAAAATTGTAATGTCGTCGCCCCAGTTTAAATAGTCTAGCTTGTTTTCCATAGCTGTATTTACTGTTTCTGGGTATTCATTAACAAAGCTGTTATGTCCTTCCGCTACTGTTAAAAAGTCTATAAGGTCGTCGTAGTCTTGCGTCGTTTGTACTGGGTCAATAGGGTTTATAGGGTCTACTAATAAGTCCTCTACATCCGGTATATTATAGCCCCAGTAAGGTAAACGCTGTTTTAAGTCCTCTGCTATAGATATTGTAAACTGTTTTCCCTCTACTTCCGTAATGCTTCGCGCGTCACCTGGTAACGCTGGGAAAGGCTCTTTAAATGCAATGTAACCTTTGCTCAAGTTAAAAATAGGCTTCGCTACCTTTAATGTGTTTATGTTTACCAGGTAGTCATTAGTAAAATTAGTTAAAATAGGGTCTATAACAGCGTCTACGGCTGGCTTGCTACTATATTTAGTGTACCAGTACGCTTTAGCGTCTGCTATGTAGCTGCCTTCCGCTGGGTCTATTTCTCGTAATTCATAAGCCATAATTTCACCTAATTTAAGTTAATCAGCGTTCCTTTTATATTTACAACGCCGTTAGATATTATGTTAACTTCCCCTGTCTTCTTAATATTAAACTGGCTTTCACCGGCCTTTATTATTAGGTCCTCACCGTTTCCGATTGCCTCACTATTAAATGGATATAAACCAGGAATAGCTATAGCGTCGTTTAAGTCATGCTTTCGCCTGTCCTCTGGGTCTACAATTCCGCCTTGTACTAACCACTTATCTAGGGAATTTTGGCAAAATACCAATAAAACAAGGTCGCCCCTTGCAACCGGTAAAAATATCCCTGCCGTTGCAGTCCTGGGGAAAACTACAGGCACGTTAGCAATTATAGGCAAGGTTACTAGCTGGTCATTATCATATTTTTTTTGAATTAAGGGCTGTACTTCCGCCTTGTTTTTACTTGCGTCGTATCCTTCAATCCTTCCAGGTAGGCAGGTATTAACGCGGCCTATTTTGTATTCCCAGAATATATTTAATGATTCTGCTATAGGGTTTGTCATTTTTCTAAAACCTCTAATTCTGTAAACCATTCGTCGCCGTTAGTGTCGCCTGTGTGTACGGCCTTATCTATCAAAAAAAAGTTGCTAATGTTCATAACTTCACTTTCCAGTTTTACCCAGGACCCAGGCGTTAATTTAGGATTTAATAAGGACTTTAGTTTCCAACCTGTGGGCCTTTTGTTGGCTGCCGTTGTGGTCTGCTCTTTTCCGTCGCTTAAATCCGCTGGCATTCCTATTAAACCGGTCTGTGGATTTAAAACATAAACAAAGTTATTGCTAAAAGACGGGTAAATTTCCTGGACTACTAATTCCTTATTGATGACGTTCCATTTTCCGCCTATTTTTTTAACTAAACTGTCTGCTAATTCCTGCGCGGTCCCCTCGAATGAAAAGCCGTTCTCATAGTTTTTATTGAGTAGTTCAGATAATTTTTTTTCGTCTTTTATCGTTATTTCAGCTTTTTCTAAAAGAACATCTTTTAGCTTTTTAACGATTTCCTTCATGTTTATTTTATCTTTAAAACTGAAAGCTGTATAAGAGTCTTTAATCTTTTTTCCGTCAATACAGTTAAGCGTTGTAACTATATCTGTGTCGATTTTAGAGCTTATAACCCTGTTAGTTTCACCTTTAAATAGTAGCTCTTTTTCGTCTGAAAAAAACCAGCCCGTGTAAAGCTCTATATTTACGTCCTTATCTCTTAAGTTATTCCGGTTATCTGGGTTCATGTTATAAATACTAATGTTAGACTGGTTTAATGTCGCGTCCCTTGTCTGCGTAATGTTAAATTTAACTCTTAAGTCGTTAAAATTTAGGGCTTTTCGCTCCCCTTTAGGGAATACTACACAGTCTAAAGACCTGATAAATTGAACGGTCATTAGGTTAAATCACTTTCTGGAATATAGACTATAAAAGTTTCGTTTCCGATTTCCAGCCTTGTTAGCTTGCTCTTGTCTAGCTGGTCCTGTCTTGTTATGTAAAGCTCACCTGTAGGCAAACCGCGCCCCGCGTATTGCTTAATAAGTTCTAAGTCTAATACAAGCTTAATGCTGGTAACTATTGGCGTTTCGTCTTGTTCTAAAATTCCCATATTCCAGTATTTATAATCGTTATTCCAGTCAAACCGGAATATATAAGGCGTGCCTTCTAACTCTAGCTCATACTGAAAGCTCCCTGGGGCTTCGAACGGGAAATATTGAGTAGCCATAGTTTAACCCCTTATCCATCTATCAGAAATGTATTTTAACGCGGAACCTTTAAAGTCGCGCTCTATAAGGGTTCCGCTTTGTTTAGCTTCCGCCGGTGTCGTCGTCGTTTTTTTGCGTCCCTTGTTTTGCCTTTTTCCTGCCTTATCCGTATCCGCTGCGGCTCTATACGTTGTTTCACTTTCAGTAACTAATATCTGTTCTAGCTCAATATTAAATAAAAGCGCGTCACCTATTTTATTATTTCTGGGAAAAGTTAGACTGGTTATTATCATATCATTATATGATTTAAGCGACGTAACTACAGTTATAAGCTTATTATTTTTTTTAAGGTCTAGCAGATTTACCAGGTTTACTAAGGCCTCCCTGGCTTTTTCTGAGTCTGTTTTACCTATTAACGCACTTAAAGCGTTTGGAGCCGCTTCTAAAATATTAGCTTTAGCATTGCTAACCATGCCAGATATAGAAAGTTTAAAAGGCATTCCTATAACATGGTCTGTAACTGTTGACCCATTTTCCACAGGGTTCTGTGTTAACTTATTTGTAAATTTATGACTTTCTGTTAATGAAGCATCTAGTGTTATAGTCCCTATTTTTGCGTTAGTGTGTCTAATGTTTCTTGCTGCGCTGGCTGCTAAAAGCCCTGTGCTTACTATTGGTGGTAAAAATGAAACTACGCTCATTGTGCGCCCCCTGTAGTTGCTGAATTAACGCCATCCTGGACAGCTTTTTTGACGCCTTCCTCTACTCTGGTTGCTATAACGTCTGCGTCGGCTTCCGTTACTCCTCCAGATGTAGAAACATTAACTGTGACATTTGAATTAATGTTATTTTGCAACCTAAGCCTTTCATTTCTTTGCTGTCTTATCTGTTCTATTCTTGCCTGGGCCGCTGCTATGCGGTTCTGGAATATGGCTTCGTTTTGCCTGGAAATGTCCATAGTCCCCGCCCTACCTGCGCCGTGTGTAAATGCTTTTTGCATAAACCTTGAATACATAGCGTGTGACTGTATAAGGTCGCCTATAATCGGTGTGTTTTTAAGCGTCTTAGTAAATTTTTTAAGGGATTTTTCCAGGTCCTCTAAACCACTTGCAAATGAATTTATTAATTTGTCCCTATCTAAAATAAGGTCTAGCATCATTTGCCTTAGTGTTCCTAAAATCTTATAAATGCCGCCCCAAACAGGGTCCTTTTCCAGTTTTTTCCATTCCTGCGCAAATATTTTAACAGGCCCTATAAGGTCGCCTAATAGACTTTCCTGGCCTCTTACCCAGTTGTCTATATCGTCTACTATTAAGCCTATAGCTGCCGCCGTTAATAAGATTATTGACGGAATAAGCAAAAAACCGGCGTTCATAATAGCAATTAACCCTATAAGAGTTGTTAAAACACCTATAGAAATTAAAACAGCGTCCTTAAACAGATAAAAGTTTTTTATAGTCCAGGTTACAGCCTCGTTTAACTTATCAAAAACCCATATTACTTTTTCTATCCATTCCGCTACACGTTGTTTTATAAGTTCCCTGTTAGCCTCTATAAGCTCTATAAGGCTTTCTATAAACTCTTTAGCCCTGGGTAAAAGTTTTTTTCCTATATCCTTTGCAAGCAAGAAAATAATATCCTGAAAATTCGATATAATCCCGAAAAGGCTCTTGCTTTGCTTTTCCATTAGGTTGGCAAATTTTCCGCCTTCGCTGCTCATGGCTGTAAACGCTTTTTCTACTTCAGGAAAGCCAATTTTTCCCGCGCTTATCATGTCCTGGACTTCAGATTTACTTTTACCTAACTGTTTTGATAACTGGTCCAGTAATGGAACCCCAGAAACGGCAAAGTCCCTAAGTTCCCTACCTGTTAGTTTTCCTTGAACCCTAACCTGCCCAAAATTTAACGCTATTCTGGAAAGGGGTACTGATAAACCAGCGGAAATATTGCCTAGCTCTACGATTTTTTGACCTACCTTGTCTGTTTCTATTCCCATTGCTAAAAGTAGTTTAGCGTTTTGGTTGACGTCCTGAAGTTCAAACGGTGTAGTTTTGGCTATAGTTGCCATTTCGTCTAAAAACTTTTTAGCTTCGTCTGCGCTGCCTAACATGGTCTCGAATGAAATTTCCATCTGTTCAAATTCACCGGCGGCATTTAATGCAAAGGCTGCGGCGGCGGCTCCAGCGGCTACAAAGGCTGTAGCGGCTAATTCTGCGGTGTTCTGTATTCCGCGCATAGCCGTTTCTGCTTTCATAATTGACTTATTGTCTACGTCAAAACCTAGCCTTGTAAAAACTTCTCTTACTACTACCATTATTTTTTAGCCTTTGCCTTTGCCTCTTTTGATTGAACGTCTTGTAAGTGTTCCTGAAAATCTAACACGCCGTTAGCTTTTCGAAGGTCCTCAAGGCTCCAGTGTGTCTCTAAAGCCTCAAGGGTTGCTATTTTTTTTGTAACAAGCCGCCAAATCGGAAACTCGTTTATAATGTCAATGTCTAGCTTTTTTACAGCTTGTTCTATGCCTGGAGAGACGCTTTTATAACGTTGGAGAATTTTTCCGTCATTATTGAAGTATCCCCCAGGCCTGTAAAAAAACTTGCAAAATTAGCCTCGATTACAAAAAATAAAGCCTTTGACAGTTCCCCGTAATTATTAGAAAAATAATTATCAAATTTAGCATTTATAGGTTCGTTATTAACTAACGTGCTTTCAAATAAAGCTAAAATCAATTCCTCTATATTTTCCTTATCCATCTGGTTTAAAAGCTCTTTTACGGCAAAACCTATAACGTCCCCTTTTATGTCCTTATCTAAAACGCTTTCCTTTTTATCCGCGTTTAAGTCCAGCGTTTCAACTAAGGCAGCCATTCCAGGACCTAATATTTTCATAAGCCTTTGAAATAGTTTTAGCCCTTTTCTGGCTGGTAAGGTTGACGTTACATAGGTTACGCCGTTTATTATTTTTTCTTTTTGTTCTATTGCCATAACTTTTTTTACTCCCCAATAGTTTAAAAGTTAATGTTTAAACAGGTTCCGTAATGGTGTTTCCGCCTACGTTTATTTCCATGTCTGCGGTATCAATAGTCCATTCTCTAGTTCCTACTTCCTTTGCAAATTCAGAATTTGCGGCTTTCATAACCCAGGCACTCGGCGCAATCATTAGCGTATTTCCGTTCAAGTCCTTAAGGGCTGCCGGTACTACTCCCGCGTTGCTTGCTTCGTCTGCTAATAAATAACCAGATAAAACGTCGTTAGTCGATGACGTCTGTAAAAGGGTTATAGTGATTTTTCCGCCTCTGTTTCGATTTTTAGACCTGGCTGTTTCGCCGTCTACGCCTACCTGTTTTGTAAAGCTGTCTTCGTCACGTTCGACGGTTATCATAGTATCGGGACCATAGCCCGCTACAATATGCGCTCCCAGTGTTAATACTACGCTGCCTGGGTCATACGTTTTAACTGTGCTTCCCATTGTTCTTTTACCTTTCTATTTTAAAAAATTATAAAGTTACAGTCCCGTTAATTTCTACATAGTGAATAGCTCCAGCCAGTGTAGCTGTAAAGGAAACCCCTGTTAAACGCCTGGCTGCCTTATCTGCCGGTAACACGTCAACCGCTTTAGGAACGGTTACGCTATAGGCGGGTTCTGCGGCTATAACGTCGTTTTCTATAGCTACTTGTAACTGGGCCTCAATTTGCGCTTGTACTAGCGTTATTCCCTGGTCTGTGAAAGGAACCTTTAAGGAATTAACGAAAATTCCATAAATTCTTTCTGCCATTCTAGCTTGTAGCCAATCAATACCGTGAATAACGTCGATATATTCACCACTTACAACCTGGCCTTGTCTTACAATATCTACACCGGCTATCGGGTCGTAAATATTACAATTCTTAGCAACCATAGCGGATTTTTCAGAATCGGTATTAACTGGAGTAGTGATTCCTGAAAGCGTCTTAAACATGGCCGTATAACTGCCTGGGGTTTCCCTTAGTGCAGTTGTCATAATTCCAGCGTCAATAAACATAGAGTCGGGATAACTTAAAGTAAGATTTCCTGAAACGCCGCAAGCGTAAGGTGTCCCTAAAGTATCCGCGTTAATTGTTACTGTGTTATCAGAATTAACTACAGCGGTTACAGGTTCGCCCCCTGCGTTAATAGAATCCTTCAGTGCTTCCGCTATTTCCTGTGCTGTCGCGCTTGCATCTGAAGTAATTTTAAATTCAGACGTGTTAACCTCTACTATATAGTCTGTAGAATTAGCTACTGTAGAGACTTCTATAGTAACGTCCCCGTTTGCGTCTGGATGGTAAACCGTAAAAGTTCTATCATAGCCCAGGGCTTCAAGTTCCGCTGCCAGGTCTGTAGTAGAGGCTGGGTTATATGTTTCGTCGTCGCCTGTTGCGCAGCCTAAAATAGCTACTTGAGTATTAGCCCATAAAGCCGCCTCTTTAATGGTTGCCTTATCTCTATCCGTAATGATAATTCCGTACCAGTCGCTATTTATATTGTTAATTTCTGTAAGGTCCGTGCCAATATCAGCGTTAGAGGCTACAAGGTTTTTAATTCTCATGTCGTAGCCGTTGCCTTCGTCACTTAGGGAAACAGTAAAAGGCGTTCCTGCTACGTCTGCGTCTAGGTCAAAGGTTCCGTC